CGGCGGTACCGCCGCCGGACGGCGCTCGCGCCGCGTCGGCTTGAAGCGCGACGATGCGGAACGAGGTGAGCGTGATCGAGTCGATGCGGAGGATAACGCCTGCGGTCGTCCCGGCCGTCGAGTTCATATTCGGCGCGGGAATGACGAGGGACGTACCGACCGGCCACGTCGGAGAGAACGTCACGGTCGCCGTGATCGACGCGACCGAAGTCGTCGCGGAGCCGTTGCCCGCGAGCGTCGTCGTTCCCGTCCGGATCTCCGGGACGCGAGTCGCGCGCGGACCTAGGGTGAGCGCACCTTGCGAATGCAGATCCCCTTGAATCTCCGCATCGGTTTCGAGCGAGAGCCCGGACACCGTGTCGAAGTACGAGCCTCCGCCGAACTCCATTCCGGTAACGCCGTCGCCGTCATAGAAGCCCTGCGCGCCGGAGTTCTCGACTCCGCCGCTAATGAGGTACGTCGTTCCGATCGGGACCATATAGACGCGCTGTCCGCCGCGCGGGATGAACCCGTGGGCGACCGGATACGTCTTCCCGGAAAGCGTCGTCTCTCCCTCGAACGTCACCTTCGGAAGCGGGATCCCGGCCGGGTACGGCGAATCGAACGGGTCGTACGCCGGATCGATGACGGCGATCTTAATCGGCTTGTCTGCGGAGTTCTGCGTCGAAGTCCGCATGTACCCGGAGAGACCGTCGAGGAATGCGATCGGTTCCATTAGACAGTGACCACCCTTCGCGCCCGATGCTTCATCGCCGCGCCTGCGCGGAGTTCCATACTCCACGTCTGCTCCGTGTACTTCGTGTTCACGGCGAGCGAAGGATACACGATCCGGTAGACGTCGTTCCCGGAATGGATCGGCATAAGCGCGGTAGAGAAGTCGAGCGCTTCGTAAACCTGTGATGCCTCGAAGGCGAGCCGGGCGACCTTCGCGTTCAGCGTGGCCTGATCCGGCGCGTCCTCCTCCGTCCGGAAATCCACGATCGTCCGTTGCCTGCGAACGGTGGACGTGGGCGAGCCGGGATCGGAGTTCACGTAGACGGACACGAGCGCGGGACGGTCGGGATCGGAGACCGCGAGTGACCACGCGTTAGCGACGCCGAAGAGGTCGAGTTCCTGATCGACGTTCGGGATCACGAGCCCGGCCACGCCTGCTCCGTACACGAACTCTTCCGCCCGCGTGGTCGGATCACGGTACGCCTGCGCGATCGCCGTCCCGTTCTCATCGAACGAAAGCGACTCGTAATTGATGGCGGAGAGCAGGTCGTTAATGATGAGGAGCTTCGACGTGCCGGGCTCGTACTCCTTCGCCGTGAGGAGCGTCTTCGTGGACGGCGCGACGTTCTTCGGCATGGTGCCGAGAAGCGTCGTCACGGCCGCCGTGTAGACCGCTCCGGCCGCCACCGTGTATCGGGTGAGAACCTTGTCGTCGGAGAGGACTTGAAGCGGATCGTACGCGTCAACGGAACGGGTCACCTGATTCGACGGGTCGGAGTTCCGGATCGGCGTCGAGAGGAGAAAGACTCCCTGCGGATGCTCGACGTAATCGAGCGGACCGTACGGCGGAAGCCACGTCCGGATATACGGCTTGATCCGCTCCGAGAGGAAGTCAATCTCGCCGGTCTCTTGAAGGGAGAACTTCGCCGTCCGCTTGATGTCCGCGAGCCAATTCATTTCGACAGACGCGCTGATCACGTTGTCGAGATCCATGATGTACGTATTCGATGCGGAGAGGAGTTCGTACCGGAACGAGAACCGGCGCGATCCGTAGTCGCCACGGAGAACGGCGAGGATCTCCGCCTCCGTGTGCCCGTTCGGATTGAGGTCGCCGGTTACCGGCGCGATCCGCTGCATTAGATCACGACCGTTTCGACGGTACGGTGAGCCTGCGTGAACGTGAAGGAAACGGAAGCTCCCCACGCCTGATCAGTCACTTTGAGATTCGACATGGATCCGTAAACGGCGCGGGAGCGATTGTCCCGGATCCATAGGTTCTTCTTCATCCGCGCGTACTGGCGAAGCGTGATCACGTTGTCCGTGTAATCCTCGCCGTGCGGGACGTCGATCGTGAAGTCCGCCGAGAAGGAGGACGCGTCGCCGTAGTCGAAGACGGGATCCTCCCGGCCGACGTAGTACGTCCCGGCCTGCATCGCATCGAACGAATCCCCGCGCTGATTCGCGCCGTACGCGAAGCTCCGAAGCGTCGTCTCCGGATCGTCGGGATCGTGAATCCAAACGCCTCGAATATCGAGCGTCGTTTCGGTCGGCGCGGAATCTGCCCACGGCATTACGAGTTCCCCCTCACGACGTATTCGTAATTGATTCCGGCGGTCGCCGTGTAGTCCCGGAAGTCTCCATCCGGACCGGCGGTACCGATCACCTCGAACGGATCGTCCGTGCCAGCATAGCGGCGAAGGATCTGATTCGTCGCGGTCTCCGGCCGGTCCGACGCGGTACCGAGAGTCACCTCATCGAGAACGAGCGTCCGGCCGGTCGGAACTCCGCCGGTCATTGACGGACCGTACGCACAGAACGCGGCTCCGGCCGGAGCCGTTCCGGTCACCTGAATCTGCGTCCACTCATTCGCCGGTACGACCTGATTGAACGACGACGAACTCATGTACGCGTACGTCGCGGACTGCCAATCGATCGTGCCGGAAACGTTCGTCTGCGCGGAGACCTTGACCCACATACGCGCCGTGTAGCGGAGTCCCGGAGTGACCGGCCGGAAGTTCCCCCAATCACGGGTATAGATCGGATCGACTCCGCCGGTCGTCGCCGTGAGAATGAGCGAGCCGGTTCCCCTGTGCGCGTCGGCCGACACGCCGACCGTCGAGCCGGTCCCGGTCTGCCACGTTCCGATGCCTCCCTCGAAGCCGTCCTCCGGGATGCCGAGAGCAGGCGCGCCGGGAGTCGGGTTGTCGATGGAGATGAGAACGTATCCGTCTTCCGCCTGCGGCGTGACGGAGAGGACGGGAACCTCCGGCGTGGAGTACGAAGGCGTGAGGAGCCGGACCGCCGTGTTCGTCACTACGGCCGCGCCGTTGCGCACCTGAACGCGGATCTCGTGCGCCTGATCCGAGAGCATCCCCGCGACGGTCGCGGTCGTCGCCGTGGAGGCGATCCAATTCGTGTCGGAGACGAGAGTCGTCCCGCGATAGAGCCACACGCGGTACGCCGCTTGCGTTGTGCCGGACACGCTCCATGTGATCGGCAGATCGTCCGTGATGACGTTCAGCGGGTTATCCGTCGCCGGGCTCGTGATCGTGACGGTTCCGCCCGCGCTCGCGGTGAACGTGCCGTACGCCGACCACGGGGACTCCACATCGGAGGGATCCCACGCCTTCACGCGCCATCGGTAGTCCGCAGAGTTCGGAATCGTGGAACCGGCCACGTTCCGCGAAGGCGTGGCGGAGACGACCTTTCCGGTATCGAGCGCGACGACTCCCGTTGCGACGTTGGAGATTTCCAACTGATACGCGTACTGCGGATCGCCGTTCGGATCGTTGAACGTCCACGCGAAAGTCTGCGCGGTCGCCGCGTCGAAGTTCGCCTTCGTGGTCAGAGTCGGCGCGGTCGGCGCGATATTGAACGCGTCCACGACGTACTGAGTGGACAGCGCTCCGGCCGTGCTGATCGCGATCGTCACGAGCGTCGTTTGACCGACTCCCTTGTTCCGCTGAACGCGGATCGCCTGAACGGTTCCGGCTCCGGCATCGTCGTACACGACGACACTTTGTAGGGTCGGCTGCATCGTGTTGAGATCGAACGAAGTCCGGCGCACGATCCCCGCGTCCGCCGTCGAGACGTAATAGATCCATAGCCGGTTCTCGATCTCGTTATAAACCGCGTCCCATGCCGACGTTTGCGCGACGACGTTCCCGTCCGGAAAGGCGTTGATGTCTTCGCCTGCGAGCGCGCGATAGCCGATCGACGTCGAGTCCGTTCCCGTATGGTTGCGAACCTGAACGGTGATTCCCCAACCGACATCGGAGTCCGTCGCGATGAATGCCGCCGCCTGCGAGGAGACCGGGACGACGCGAACCTTACCGGCCGCGTCCTTCCTGCCGTACGGCGAAGTCTCGACCGTCTTCGTCCATTGGAACCCGGACGATGCGGGATTGAGGATATACCATCCCTCGTAAAGCTTCCGGTTATCGCCGAGGTTCTGATTCCCGCCCATCGAGTAGAAGTACGCTTGATCCGCGCTTCCGCCATAGATCGCGGGGGACGCGACGTCCATTCCGTTTCCGGTCTCGTTATGCCACGCGTTGAAGTATTGCGACGGCGGCGCGACGTATCCGAGAGCAGGCAGCGAATACCCGGATCCGCGTACGCCGTTGCCCGTGTTATTGATGAGGGGAACGATGTCAATGATGCAGTGCATCGTTTCGTTGTGAACGACGGAATCTCCGGCGGAGCCGACGTGACCGATGAAGGCGACGACGGAACCGGCTCCGTACGGATGCCAGACGGAGACGACCTGATTGATCGCCGCGCCGTACGTCGGGAGCGTAGACGAACGCATCGGCTGAACCGTCCACGTCACACCGGATCCGCGCTTGTACGCGAGCATCGCGAGTGAGTTCTCCGCCTGCGAGTAGCAACCCATCACGAGCAGGTTCCCGGAAGGATCCGCCGCGAGCGAGAGCGCCTGATACCCGGCCGGTACGGCGAATTGGTTCACGGCCGTCCCGATCGGGATCGTCCCGATCGTCGTCACGGTGGCCGATCCGAACGGGCGGTATTTCAGCGTGATCGTCGGCGTCGCCGCGCCGTTCGATTCGAGCCATGCCCAACCATCGGAAAGCGCGACCTGTGCGCCGAGAACGCCGAAGAGCGAGTTCCGGGTAACGGACGTGTAGACGAGTTGCGGATCGAACGCCGTCCCCGCTTCATCGGCGGAGGAAAGCGCGATCGCTTCGTCCCGCGTCGGCGCGGCTCCGGCGAGCGTTTGGTTCGTGTGGACGAGGTGCTCCATCGACGTGACGGTTCGCATCGCGGTGAGCAACTCGTCCGACGAAGCCTGAACGTATTTGTCAGACGCGGCGGAAAGGATGTGAACGAGACCGTCGTTCCGGAGCGCCGCGATCTGCGTCGGGTTTCTCCAGTCGGCCACTTGAAGGCCGGACGCCGACCACGTGAACCCGCGCCACACGATGTCCTGCGCGTACGTGGGCGAGAGCAGGTTCAGAACCCACAAGCGCACGGCCGCAGCGGTAACCGTGTCCGCAGCGGGAATCGCCGGGTAGTCGTACCCGACGTAACCGAGGAACGTCGCGTACTGCGCGTCATTGTTGTTCCGGCCGATATACATCGCCGTTCCGCCGGTAACGCCGTCCGCCGGACCATTCCGGGAGTTCGTCTGATTCGCGTCGTACGAGTAGAGGTACCCGTCCGTCGTCTTTCCGAAAACGATCGTGACGGTCATCGACGTCCCCTCCGCGTGTCTTTCTGCTTTTGCATCGCGCCGCCGTTCTGCGCGATCACCTGTGCAACGGCCGCGAGGGGATCCTCCCGGAACGTCATCCCCCGCGAGACGATCGTCCCGTTCGGATCCTGAACGAGCGTCGGAGGATTCACGATCACGAAGTCCGGATCGCCTCCGGCCGGACCGCTCACCATCACTTCGACGCGCGAGCGCGGACCGTCATCGATCGAGCGGAGCCGGATGATCTCGACGTCTCCGTCCGGAGTGCCTACGGTCGTCGGCCCGTCGTACGCCGCGTCAACGGCACGAGCGCGCTCCTGTGCTGCTTCCATGCCTCCCCCTATCCTGCCGCGTGAACGGTCCGGGCGGACCGCTGCATCCCGGAGATCAGCTTAACGACATCATCGATGTCGCGGAGCTTCGACGCGTCGAGCGTGACCGCTCCGGCCTGAAAGACGTACGTCGTCCCGGTCGCGGTCGTGGCGGTCGTCGGCCGGGCGGCCGTAGAGACCGGCGTCGGGATGCTCATCCCCGGCGCGGGCACGATCTTCCGGACGGCCGCCATCATCGCGGCGCGCGCCTTCGGGATCGTCTTCTTCACGCCGACCATCGCGCCGGGGAGAAGCCACTTACCGACCTGATCGCGGAACACGGTCGAAGGCGAGTTGATGCCGAGAGCCGACTTCGCTCCATTGAGGACGGACTTCATCGCGCCGACCGCAGCGGAGATCGCCTGTCCCACGGCCGCGCGGATACCGGCGGCGAGCCCGGACATGATCGCGGAACCGGCGGAGCGGAGCCATCCGCCCGCGCCGGAGAAGACTCCGAGGATGCTCGACTTGATTCCGGAGACGGCGGAGCGCGCCTTACCGGGGAGCCCGCGCAGATACGAAACCGCGCCGTTGACGAGTTCGTTCGCCTTCGAGCGCGCAGCGGATACGGCGGAGGAGAACGCGCCGGACATGCTCGACCACAGACCGGAGATCGCGGAGCGCGCCTTACCGGGCAGCGTCGCGAAGAAGTTCCGGACGGCCGTGACCATCGAGTTCGCGGAGTTGCTCGCGTTCGTCTTCGCGGAGGAGAACGCGCCGGAGATCGAAGACCATAGCGAAGCGAACGCGGCCTTCGCCTTCCCGGGCGCGGTCCGGAAGAAGTTGATGACTCCGTTCACGAGCGCCGTCGCCGCGTTGACTGCCGCGTTCTTCGCGGAGTTGAACACGGACGAGACGAAGCCGGTCAATGCGGAGAGCGCCGCGCGAGCCCGGCCGGGGAGATCGATGAAGAACTTAATGATCGAGCCGATGATATAGCCGACCGTGAAGAGCGCGCCTTGAAGCGCCGTCTTGAATGCGTTCCCGATCGCAGCGGGAAGCGCCATCAGGAACGCGCCGATCCGGCCGGGGAGCGCGGAGAAGAACGCGCCGACGCTTGTCCCCCATCCGGAGATCGTCGCCCACATGGAAGAGAAGAACGCGGAGATCCTGCCGGGGATCGCGCCGAACCACGCAATCACGGATGATGCCCACGAGGAGACGGCGGAACCGATGCCCTTGAAGAAGTTCAGGAACGACTGATACCCGGAGGCGATCTTCGAGCCGACGTTCGAGAACCACGCGCCGACGCCGGAGAACCATGCGGAAATACTCGCCCACGTGGACTTGACCCACGGGCCGATCCCAACGAAGAAGGCGCGCCATTCCCCGTACCCGCGCGCGACCCATCCGATCATGTATCCGAGACCGGCGATCACTCCACCGATCGCCGTGATCATGTCCTTCCAAAACGCGGACGCGTCGGGACCGGCCTTCGCGATCTCACGGAAGAAGATCGAGAAGCCTGTTCCCAGCTTTTCGAGGGACGGCGCGATATCGATCAGGAATGCGCCGGTCGCCTCGAAGAACTTCAAGAGACCGGGCATCATATTCTTGATCATGCCCGTAAAGCCCTGCGTGAGCGGAACGATCGCAGGCGCGACGGACTTGAACATCTTCCCGATCGACGGTCCGAGATCCTTCACGAGTTTCGTGATGATCCCGATCGACTGAACGAACGGGCCGATCATCGGCTTCGCGGCATTCTTGAAGGTGGAGGAGACCGTCTTCGACAGTTTCTCCGAAGCCTTCTTTACGGCCGGTTCTTCCTTCACGAGCGCGAAGCCGAGACCGATCAAGCCGAGACCGGCTCCGAGCATGAGACCGCCGGAGATCCCCGCCATGAGCGCGGGCGCGATACCGGCTCCGATGATGCCGACCGCGCCGAGAACGTACGGGTTCAGGAACGCGGCGCGGAGACCGCCGAGAGCAGACGTCGCGCCGGACTTCAACGAACCGCCGAGACCGGAGGACATGTCCCCGCCGAAGAGCGAACCGATCCCGCCGAACATCGAGCGCTTTTTCTTGAAGCCGTCTCCGAGAGAATCGCCGGACGACTTCCCGACGTTCTCCGAAACTCCCTTGAACGCGGGAGTCGCGCTGCGCTCGTAGACGCGCGCGCTCTCTTTCGAGGCGCGCTCGCCCATGACGGAACCGGCTTTATCCCCGGCCGTCATGGCGGACTGTTCCACCGTGCGTTCGTCAATGTCCGCGAGAACGGAGACGTACGCATCCGCAATCTTGAAACCGTCCGCCATGCCGACTCCTATCCGAAATCGATGAGATCGGCTAGCAACGGATCCGCTGCTATTGCGCGACGCTCACTTTCCACGATCTTCGCTCCGTGCTTCACGTTGCGTTTGCCCTGTGCGTCTTCCGCGTTCGCCCGGACTTGCATCACGCCGGGATACGCGGGAAGCCGCATTGCGAGAGCGAAGAACTCCGGACCGGGAAGAAGCAGAGCTTCGGAGTAGGGAAGGTGATAGATCGCGCGAAAGTCCGCGTAGAGGTCTCGCTCGTGGTCGAGAATCCATGCGATCTGCGCGATCCTCTCACCTAGCCTTTTCCCTCCTGCTCCATTCCGCCGAAGACCTTCTCCCGGCAGACTTCCATGATCCCGGCGAGAACGGACTTCGGAAGGTTGTCCACGGCGCATAGCGCGTCGTACGCCTCCCGGCCGATGGTCTGATCGATGACGAACAGTTCGCCCGCGATCTCGCCCTTCTCCTCCACGACTCGCGTCGCACGGAGCCCGATCTCCGCGCCGAGACTGACGGGGATCGTGTACTTCACGCCGTCGATCTCGAACAGGTCTTCGCGCTTCGTGCTCTTCGGCAGAGCTTCCGTGTTAATGCTGAACATGAGGTGGCCTCCTCGATAGTGGTTGCTAGCAGGGATGATACGGGGGGTGTGACCTGTGTGAGTACCTCCGGGAAAATCTCTCCATGTGTAGGCTCCTAGGGAGATTTAGCTAGGGGTACTCACACGGGTCACACCTAGACGCCGGTCCCCTCGTCCACGATCCGGAACGGACGGATCGAGGCGGAGACCCAATGGCACTCGAACGTGACCGGGATGAGCCACTGATCGTCTTTCTTGTACGCCGACTCGACGTCCTCCGTCTGGAGAACCTTCCGGCAGACGAAGAGCCGACGCTTCCCCAACGGCGCACGGCCGCGCAGAATCAGCGCGGTGTACGTCGGCTCCGCGCCGGAGTCGTCGCCGGACACTTCGAGCGCGCGCCACGCGGTTCCGCCGGTTCCGCCGGTCTGGATCGCGGACGTCTCGGCGAGAGCGAGCGCGAGGTTTTCGAGCGTCCCCTCCACGAGGTTCGTCGCGACCGTGATCGTCCGGCCTGTCTTGCGCTTCCCGGCCGAATCGATGATCTGATCCATGCGGAGGTTCTGCCACTCGTGCGAGACGTTCAGCGTCACGCCGTCATCGGTTCCGCCGAGACTTCCCCACGGAGCGGTGAGAGCGGCGGAGACGGCCGTATCGAGCGGCTCCGTCGAGCCGAATACGGCGGAGTACAACTCCGCCGGTCCGGCGATGATGTTCGTTGCGCTAGGCATTCGGAACCTCCTTCTTCGCCGTCGCCGTCTTCTTCGGCTCCGGAGTCTCGTCGTTCGTGTCGTCGCCGGTCGCGATGAGACCCTGTGCGCGGAGATCGCGGAACTCGTCCTCTTCGACTTCGATCTCGACGTCCGGACGGATCGTGGTAGTGATGGTTCGCATTCCGTCTCCTAACTCTTCTCTGTCCACACGAGGACGAACTCCGTCTCGAAGTGAGCGGCGGACGCGTCCTGATCCGGGATTCGTCTCGGCTCCGCGTTCAGCCGGACGGATTGGACGAGAGCCTCCGCGTACTTCACGGACTTACGGACCGTCCGGACGGACGGAACGATCATGAGGCATTCTGCCACGACGAGTTCGGCGAGCGCCGCCGCCGCTCCCCACTGCGGCGCGTCGGAGCCCGGCACGCTCGCCCACGTGCCGACGCTCACGACCGGCGTACGGAGACCGTAGTCGGAGGTAGCGCCGCCCGCGATCGTGACCGTAGCGAAGCCCTGAACGGTGCCGGAGAAGGTGCTCCACGTACCCGGCTTCGGGAGGGAGGTCGCCACACCTACCGGGAGCACGGCGGAGAGCCACGCCACGGCGACAGACTCGCTGTCCGGGTGGAAGAGGATGGGTGCCGTCATTAGCCGACGCTCCGTGTCTTGTAGAGGGCCGGGCGCATGTAGGGCTGCGCCTGCATCTTCGACGTCCCGAACTCCTGATAGAGGTGGTAGTCGATGCCGCGCCCGATGTCGCCGCAGTGAACCCGGCCTTCGCCTGCGAGGTGCTCCGCGTGGATCGTGGAGAGAAGCTCGCCGGACAGCACGGGGACGTACCTTTGCGCGTCGTCCGCGATCGCGTCTGTCACGGGACGGAGAACCTTCGCGTCCACCTCACGACGGAGACGGACCATACCGGGAGCGGAGATCACTACACGCGTCTTCGGCATTCGTCCGTCCTTCCTCGTCGGAGGGGGTAGTTCGTCCGTCCGTCCCTTGTCGGGACGTTAGTTCACTCGACGGAGGTCGAGTCGTA